TCACGCGTGTTCCACTTAGCGATAGCTTGCTTGCCGATGTCAGCGGCGTTGATGTTCGCGACGGGGGTTTCGGTCGCGGGCTTGTTCGTTTCGTTGGTCATTTCGTTAGTCCCTTTGTTTGTTGGTTCCCGTGATTGGGAGACACATTCAACGCATATCAAAAAACATGTGTCAACTCATGTCGTCTTATCTCGCCATCATGTTTCTTGTTATGTGTATCTTTTATCACACACATACGCTTATGTCAAATATACATGAGCTACATATAAGACATGAGCAAACATGATGTTGGTATGAGCAGACGAGACGTGTGTAACGTGCGGTGCAACATGAGCAAACAAGATGTTTGTATGCGTGTTGAGATGAGATGAGATGACGATAACAACGAGTGATGGGCCGATGACGTGACTGAGATGTTGAGATGCAGGTCCACCCCTCACCACATTACCTCAACATGAATACTGTCGTAGCTACTGACGTGCACATGTGTATACACACAACTACTATGAGTGATCCCAAACAACCTATGTGTGTGGGATGATCGAGGCATGACCATGTTTCAACACGTGTGGCGGTTGATCGAAGGGGAGGGTAGACCACAAATGCAACAACCCCACCCCCACTATCCCCCGGTAAAACCAAAAGTGGGGGTTTATATGTGTGGGGGCGCGGGGGTTGAGGTCAACTCTCTCAACATTCCGCTCATGAGTTTAAAGAGTAATCACCATTGCCGAAGGTGATGCTAGAACTCCACTCATCTATCTACATATAAGATAACTGCACACAGCAATCGCACTCTGTAACAACATCATGTCTGCTCAAGTGCTGTTGTGTATGAGTTTGATAGTAGCAGAGACCAGAACACGGACAGCGGGGGACTGGCCCGGCTCCCTGTCGGCAGCCGGGGCTTATTGGTCTCTTATATAGTGGGAGTTGTGTGTACTTCTGTCTTATATATGTGGATACATCTACACATATATAAACATAACACGTACATCTGTGCGAAGCACACTTAGATACACATCTCGCTGTGTATGTGTAGTAAGATATCACATTTATACCCCTTGTGTCAACCCTACCCCCTACCTACTAGATATAGGGGCTTGACACCGATCGATTTATGTTGCACGCGCGCGCACGTTCATTATACTACCCTGGCAAACCGGCCTCCCCGGCAAAGGACTTATACACATGGCTACTCTGAATGCTGCACGTGCAACCGGCTGGCAAGGTCTGTGGACCAACGAAGCTGGCTTTGCTCAATATGCTCCCATCCAAGATCGTGTTCCTCGTCGTAATGGTATTAAGCGGCTGATGAACCGTTCTCAGTGGCGAGTTGTGGCGGAACTATTCGATACTCTACTCGGTGCTGCTGCTGGTAGTGCTGCTTCGAAGACTCACACTCAAGTTCAAGCTTTCACGCCTGAACCTGGGCCTGTTGGTGGTGGTCTGCGTACGATTGAAGTTGTTACCGATATCTCGCGTAACTCGACTGCCGCTGATATCACGATGTTGAAGGAAATGACTGTTAACGTCACTACTCGGCCTAACCCCTATCCGAAGGACTTGTCTGGCAATGGCGGACCTGCTTACTAAGCTGCTTCCTGTAGCGTTGATTATCGCTGTAGCTGCTATTCTCTACTTCCACCACAAACGGAAGGATGAGAAGAAGCAAGGCGGTTCTGGAATTAATAAGGGTGGTTATCCCACTCAGAATAAGGACTAATCGAGATGGCTCAGCCTTTTGTAGCTGAAAAGGGTGTTATCCGCCTCTCTCCGCTTGAGAAGGCTGTGGCCGACCGCGTAAGTCAAACTGGCGGTGCGGGGGTTGATGTTGCATCGGTAATGGGTGGTGGTAATGCTTCAGCCGCCGATGCAACTCAACTTCCTCCCGGTGTGACTCCTGAAGACGTTGCAGACGCTCAAACGAAAGCTGCGAATGGTGATCAAGCAGCAATTGACTGGCTCAAGGCCATCGGAGCTATCGGTGGTGCTGCTGGTGCTGGGTATGCTCTGCATCGTGTACTTTCAGGCCGTGGTGGCAAGAAAGATGCGAAGTTCGGTGCTGGTGACATCGGTAATGCGTCAACGTCGCCGTCTCCTTCAACAGCTGTTACGAAGACAACTCCTAAAGTAGACTTGTACGTTGATCGTCCGGCACCGATTGAAGGACCTCCGCAGAAGCTTCTTCCTTCTCCTACTAAGATGCCTGCTATTACGAAGTCTACTCCTCGTATCGGAGGCTCTGAGGCGATTAAAGCTATTCGTAGGCTTCCGTAATGCTTGCTGATGATCCCAACGCTCCTCTAGTCCTTGCTGACGGTACTAAGATCAATCCTGCCACGGGTGGAGTGATCAAGGATCGTAAGTATAGTGACTTTGTGGAAATCCCTGCTGCTAAGGATGCTATCGCCGCTGTATCGAAAGCTCGACGCAGTGTTGCTGAGCTTCCTGTGCCGGGACAGCAGATGAATGCTCTGTCACTCATCCTCTTCTACACGATGTTCGGTTTGAGTGAAGGCGACATCGCTCTGCAACTCGGTAGTGTTTCGGTTCCTCAGATCAAGAAGATCAAACAGCTTCCTGAGTACACTCAACTGAGTCAAGACATTCTGAAGAGTGTCCTGGAGCATGAAGCGCAAGATGTTCGCACCCATATCACGAAGCACGCGATGGGAGCCGCACAGAAAGTAATCGATACGATGGAAGAGGATGGTGCTCTAGGCTTTGCCGCTGCTAAAGACATCCTTGATCGTGCTGGCCATCGTCCTGCTGATGTTGTTGAGCATAAACACAAGATGGAAGGCGGACTTCGTATCGAGTATATCGAGAAGTCTGACAAAGAAGCATTCCCTGTCATCGATGGGGACTTCATCAACGTAACTCCGAAGGAATTCTAGTCATGGCTATCGTTCGTGATCTGAGTGGCAACACTAATCATCTGGATGAACACATTCCCACTCCGGGTGGCGGCGGCGGTGGCGGCGGTGGTGGTGACGCATCTGCTGCTAACCAAGTAACTGAAATTCAGCGCCTGCAAGACATCGAAGACAAAGTCGATCTTGTGTATGCTTCTATCGGTGCAACTGATGCTATCGGTGATCCTTCTGATGATGACGTCACTCTTGTCGGCATGGCACGTTTCACTGCAACAAAGACCGATGCGTTTGTCACTGATTACCTGACGAATAATACTGCTGCTACTGTGGCGATGGATACTTCGGTCGTTCGCATTGCTGGTGTTGATTACACTCCGAAGTTTGCTGTGATCTCGGCTACGACTGCTGGTGATACTCTTATCGTTGCGGCTGTGACTGGCAAGAAGCTTCGTGTTCTGGATTACGTCATCACTGACGGTGCTGCTGTCACGATGAAGTTCCGTTCTGGCACTACAGACATCACTGGGCCTCTGACGAAGGGTGCTGCTCCGGGCTTCAGTGCTAACGGTCACTTCGAAACCGCTGCTGGTGCTATCCTAAACATCAACCTTTCGACTAATGCGACGGTCGGTGGTCACATCGTTTATATCGAGGTCTGATCATGGCGTCAGTCTGGGACATTGGGGCTGCAACAGTAGGTGTAGGCGTCTCTACCACTATCGTTGTCACTTTGACTGATAGTGCTGCGATTGGTGATCTAGTGTGCGGTTGGATGGTTGTTCAGTCCAGCGGCACACTTAATTCTGTCACCGACACAAAGGGTAATACCTGGACGACCCGAACTGCTTATACGAGTGGAACGTCTCGTTATTACTTCGTAGACAGTGTTCTGACTACCGCCCTCGCAATCGGAGATACAATTTCTCTTGTGTGTTCTACGGGAGCGAACCGAAAGTTTGCAGTCTTTCAAGCGATTAACGGACAGGCTGCAAGCTATTTCGATCAGCAAGGTGCTGGTGCTTCAGGTACGTCAACTACTCCGTCGATCACGACTGGAACTCTTGCGCAAGCTGACAGTGTCATCATCGGTTGTGTCTATTCTTCTCTGTCTACTCTATCAGTGGAAGATGCAGACTACACGTGGCTGAATGACGCAATCCTTGATAACCGAAACTTGCACTCAGCATATCGTATCGTAAACTCCACAACGGCTGACACATATTCACCGACTATCAGTGTTTCTCAGTCGTGGGATACAAATTACATCGTGTACAAGCTCGCAACTACTCCGCCACCGTCTTCAGGCAGTCAACTAGCTCTCATGGGTGTCGGCTAATGCATCGCTTTCGATTGAGAATTACAAGCCGTCGTCCGAGTGGCGAAGGTCCGCCTCCAGGACAACGCCCTGTTCTGGTTACGCCTCCGAGCATTCCGACTGTTGCAGAAGTTGGTACGCAGATCACTGCAACTCCTGGCGTGTACGATAACGGCGTCGACAACCGATCGTATAAGTGGTACGCCGACGGTGTGCAAATCATCGGTACGTCGAACCTGTCGTATACACCTGTGAGTGCTGACAGTGGCAAGAAGCTGAAGAATGAAGAGGTAGCTTCTAACAGTTACGGCAATGCTGCACCTGCTCTGTCGAATGAAACTGATACGGTCACTAGTCCTGTAACTCCTGATGCAATTTCATTCGGTGTGAAGACCCGTCGTGGTTATGGCGGTGCTGATGTCGGTTTGCCTGGAACTGTCACGATCACTGGTGGTAACACTGGTTCTGTGTGGGCAATCGATGCCTACGGTTTCCTAGTGATCGCTGGTACTTACGGTACTGCTCCACCTACTCTGTCTTTCCCGTATACGCTCACTGTGAGTAACGGAACGACTTCACGCACGTTCACTGTGAATGGCATTGCGAATGCATTCTCTGTTCGTCCTCATCCGACTGACAGTGGTGGCACTAACCAGATCAATGCTACGCTGAAGAGTGGTGCAGTTAACTACGGTGATCATGTTATCCTGCGTAACGGTACGACGTTCGGACTGAACGCTTCCGGTGACATTAATGATATGCCGAATGTGCTGGAAATCAGGCTAGCGGCTGGTGCGAGTTTCGGTGTTCGTTCCGGTGGTCCGTCTGCTCCTGTTGATCAGGGATGGAGTGGACCGAACTTCGTTGGCACTACGCATCTACATCCAGGATGGGTGAAGATCAGACCGGAAACCCCTCTCGGGGCAACAATCACTCGTATCGACATGAACGGCTACAATAATGCTTATTTTTACGTTCAGTTCGATGGCGTAGTCTTTAAAGCTTACAACATCGGCGGCGCTTCCGGTGCGTCGACTGCTGCGATCTGGGTAAAAACTTCAGGAGTTAACAGCACTCAGGCATGGTATTGGATTTCGGTCATCAACTGCGATATCAGCAGTCGGATGGAAGCTGGTGAGCCTTCGAGTACGAAGATTTGCTCAGGCATCTTCCTTCAGGAGACTGGAAGCTCTGGTAACTTCTACATCTACGACAACTACATTCATGACTGCTACAACGGCATTATCCGCTCAGGCAGCGTGTATGAAATCGTCGGGAATGACACACAACTCTGCTATAACGATGGCGTGAAGGGCATTGCATTCGGTGGTCTAGTCAGCTGGAACATCATCCGTGATAAGACCTTCATCGGCACTGCTCATGGTGACTACTTCCAAGAACAGTGGCAAACCGTTGCTGTTGGCGATTATGAAGGCACTTCGTATGTCGGGAACATCATGTTCATCGGCTTCCATGGTGCTGCTGGTCAAGTTGGCGGACAAGGCATCTTCGTCTCAGGTGCTAAAGTCGGCGTGAACATTCATAACTTCATGGCGAAGGGTAATGTGTACATCGATGCGATGGTGCGTGGTATCTCTGTTTCGCGTGCCATTAATCCCGATGTAAGGTATAACGTGATCGTTAAGGATCAAGCTGACACTTACCCTGTTGGTACTCCTCGTGTTCTGTTTGCTGCTACGACCGGCGGCACTGCTAAGAACAACACTGTTTGGGCTGCTGGTGCATCGGGTCCGGTGTCAATCGATACAGCAGCGGGTGTTATTACTCCTCCCACTGATGTTGGAAACTATGCAGTGAGTGATGGCGACATTCCTGCTGCGTATGCTGCTCCTGTGTTCGGTCCAGATTGCACTGTACAGCAAATTCGTGAAGCGTTCACAAGTAAAGTTGGCGGGCCTCTAGACACTTCTCCTGCGAAGGGTATCGGTGTTGGCACTACTTATGTTGACTTCGTGAACCGTACCACTAACTTCCCGGATTAAACACATGAAGGAACTTAACTGTAACGGATGCCGTACTTGCTGCATTGGGGACACTATTCATCTTCGTGGTGGAGACGATGCCAGTAAGTACCAGACTGTTGAGGGATTGACCGGGCTGCAACTTGCTAAGGGGCTAGATGGTAACTGTATCTATCTCACTAAAGAAGGTTGCAGCATTCACGATGACGCTCCGCAGGAATGTAAGGCATTCGACTGCCGAAAATATGAACAGATGTTCCAGTCCTGGGATGTTCAGAAACGTATGAGTCGTTCGAGTAATCCCAGGATTGCCAAAATCCTATCCCGTGGACGTGAACTGCTTAGAGAGGAACAGCAGTGAGTAAGACTTATCGGGTTGAACGTGGGAGCTTGCACGATAAGTTTCAGAAGGCGCGTGCAAAGATACAGATGTTCGCTGGTGGCTATGGTAATGGTAAGACTACGGGTGCTGTGGTCAAAGCCCTTAAACTGGCACGCGATTATCCAGGCTCTAACGGTCTGGTGGCACGTTCCACTTATCCTAAACTGTCACAGACGATCCGTAAGGAGTTCAACGCTTGGACACCTAAGAACTGGCAGCAACGGAATGTCGACAGTAAGGATAATCTGATCCAACTCACGAATGGATCGATCATCAACTTCAGCCACGTTCAACAGACAGGTAAGAGTGCAGAGAGCAGCACTTCAAACCTGCTGTCTGCGACTTATGATTGGATCGTGTTTGATCAGATCGAAGACCCGGAAGTTACTCACAAGGATTTCACTGACCTGCTCGGTCGTCTGCGTGGACAAACTCCATATAACCCTGAAGATGATTTCGATGAGACGATGCCCAGCAGTGGGCCACGTTGGTTCATCATCATGTGTAACCCAACACGAAATTGGGTTTATCAGAAACTCGTCAAACCTGTTCATGACTTGAAGAACGGCATTCACAATCCTGACCTCATGATAGATGAGGAAACGGGTGAAGTGATGATCGAAATCTTCGAGGGTTCGACTTACGACAACGCAGCGAACCTGCCTGCTGACTTCATTACCACTCTGCAATCGACCTATAAGGGTCAGATGAAAGATCGCTTCCTGAACGGGGAGTGGGGAGCTTATGAAGGTCTAGTCTATCCTGATTACGATCCGACTATTCACATGTTGGATCATGATTTGATTGTAAACTACTACAATGAGCTTGTTCGTTTCGGTGGAGCTACTGGAAACATTCTAGAGACTTACGACCACGGTATCGCGAAGCCTGCTTGTTATCTATTCACCTTCACTGACACCGTTGGCAACGTATTCGTCATGGATGGCTTCTATGAGAAAGAGCAATCGATCTCTCAGCTGTCGAAACGTATCCGTCAAACTCGACTGCTTTATGGTTTCGGTTCAGGTGTGATCTCTCCTGGCTTCATGTCGGCTGACGACTTCAAGATCATGGCAGACCCTTCTATCTTCCGTCGTGTCAGTGGTGACAAGATGACGGTAGGTAAAACCACCTCTGGCCTGTTCCGCGAGGAAGGGCTAAAGATGATCCGGGGCAACAACGACGTCATAAATGGTATTGCCAAGGTACAGAGCTACCTCTATACTGACCCCTACCATCGGCACCCCATCCATACCGACGAGCGGGGCCGTCCTACACTCGGTGCGCCTCGCATCTTCTTCTCTAAAGACCTCACTTTTATCGATCAGGAGATTGTTGATTACTACTGGAAAAAAGACACGAGCGGCGAATACGAAGATATGCCGATGGACCGCAATGACCACGCAATGGACGCCATCAAGTACCTTCTGACGGACAAACCACGTGTTGCAACTTTCCGGCCTGGATCAAAGCCTCCTTCAATTCCCTCTGAATATCGTCGGTGGCGTGAAGCCCCTGATCAAACTCAACACATGAGAAGTCCGCGACATGGCTGAAATCGATCCGCTGGCTGACAACCCTCAACTGTCGAAAGCACTTGAACGAGAAGGGATCACTTCTGAAAAGCCAGAAGAGGATAACGAACCTCCGTACAAGTTGATTGGACCTAAAATTCCAGTCTCTAAATCACTCGGCAAGCTGTGGTGTTCTCGTATCGATCAGTCACGTGCATCGATGCAGACGAGTATGGACGCTTGGTCTGAAGCTATTCGTTATTACGATAATGACCAGATGTCGCATCGTAAGTCGATACAAGATGCTTCCGGTTCGAGGGCTCCTAAGCGTATCGGGCGTGGATGGACTTCTACTGAGAACGTCGTATTCGCCAACACAACTACGATGTTGCCTATTCTATATGCGAAGAACCCGACTGTTGAATGTACTCCGAAAGCCGTTAACAGTGATATCGATCAAGCATGGGCCACTGCGGCTGAAGCTCTGGTCAACAAACTATTTTCTCTGCAAACCAACCCCGGTGTTAACCTGAAGCCTACGGCTCGTCGGGGTATTCTGTGGTGCCAGCTTACCAATGCAGCATACTCTAAGGTTGGATGGACTGAAAAGAAAGACAGCAGCGAAGACGCTATTGAGGAACTTCGCAAAGTCAGCTTGGAATACGAGAAAGCCAAGAGTGCGAAAGACATCAAAACTGCTGAAGGCAAGCTCCAAGCATTAGAAGAGAAGATTTCACTGCTCACGCCTAGTGGACCAAGTGTGAAGCTTGTCTCTCCGTTCCGCATCTTTGTTGATCCGACTTCAACCTGTGCAGATCACAGTGATGCCACTTGGATTGCTGAAGAAGATTATCTGCCCACTTATTACCTCAATGCTGTTTACGGCCGTGACAGTGAAGGCAAGATTGTTTCAACCTACAATCCAACACACGTGTTGAGTCCTTCTGCTAAAACCGAAAGCACGCAGCTTGAAGATGAAGTGAATAACTTCTCCTTGTTCATTGCTCAGCAGAGCGATCAGCAGAGGGAAGCACAGAGCTACGGGTATAAGTCCACTGTTGCGTACAAGAATGCTCAGTACACGAAAGTCTATTGGATTTGGGATAAGACCACTCGTCGTCTGTATCTCTATGCGGATAACAAGTGGGACTGGCCGCTGTGGGTGTGGGATGATCCGCTAAAGCTGCTTGAGTTCTATCCCTACGATCATCTGTGGTTCCACGAAGCTCTTGAGACGATGCATCCCAAGGGTGAAGTGACTTACTACTTGGATCAGCAAGACAGCATCAACGACAACAACAGTACTATTGCTCAGGCTCGTGATTGGACAAAGAACAAGATCATGTACAACCGTAACATGGTCACGCAAGAAGCTGCTGAGAAATATCTGAGTGGTCCTGACGGTACGGCTGTTCCGATTGATCTTCCAGAAGGAATGAAAATTGGTGATGCTGTGTGGTCGGCAACTCCGCCGGCACTTGCTTATCCTGATCTTCTCAACAATGCTACAGCAAATGAATACATCTCCCGTGTGACTGGTATCACCGCTGCACAACAGGGTGCACAATTCAAGACGAACACGACCAATGATGCAATCAACTTCTATCAGAAGAGTGTCGACATCAGAGTTGACGAAAAGGTCGACTGCATCGAAGACTGGATCGGCAAGATCGGCTGGAAGCTTATTCAAATTGCTGCTCAGCGTTGGGAAGTTGAGGACGTCGCAGAGATCATCGGTCCCGATCTGGCTAAAGGATGGAAGCGAGTTGCTTCCCCTGAAGAACTACGACGTATTCTTTCTCTTCGTGTGGTCGGTGGCTCTAGTGACAAGCCCACAAGCAGGGCTAAGAAAACACAAGCTCTAGAGTTGGGACAAGTTCTCGGTCAATTCGGACAAGGCATTCCCGCTGTCGGTATCACTGCATTGAAGGTTCTTGAGCGTGCCTTCAGTGATGAAATGGTGATGTCTGCTGCTGATTGGCGACTCATTATGCAGTCACTTAATGATCAGGCTAATGCAGCCGGTGGCGGTCCTGCTGGAAGTGGCGGTAGCGCTGGTGGAAGCGAAGGTGCTCCTGCTAGCGGAGGAGATGAGAACTCTGCTGTAAGAGAACAAGTTGCTACGCTGATCAACCAACTTCCTCCTGAAATGAAGGGAGCGTTGGAAGCGCAGATTGCTGAGGGTGTGCCGCCTCAACAAGCACTAGAAGCCATTATGGCTCAGGCACAACAAGGCCAAGTCCAGTAAAGAGAGGTTACTATGGACGACTTTGATAAGATGATGAATAAGCACTTTGACGCGGCAGGCATTGAAGAAGATGCTCCGGGACAAGGTGAACAACAGCAACAACCAGCGCCTGCACAGGAACAACAACAGGAAAAGCCTGATGCCATCGCGGAGACAATCGACAAATCCATTGGTGCTGAAAGCAAAGCGACTGAACAACCGGGAACTGAAAAGGTTGTCGGAAGTGAGCAATCGGCCGCTGCTAAATCAGATAAGCCTAACGGTGGAACAGACGGTAAGACTGAACAAGGGAAGAAGCCGGAAGGACAAGCGGCTGGTAATCCCAACGATCTGACGCTTCAAGACGGTACGATTGTTAAGGCTGGCGGTGAACGCCGCTGGTATGAGACTGCACGCATCGCTCGTCAGAATGAAGGTAATATCCGCCGTGATATGAACAATCTTCAGACGAAGTACGATGATCTTGTGAAGAAGAACACGGCCTTTGAGCAAGCTGCCGCTCAGGTCGGCGTTGCTGATCCCACTGAGATGCAGGCTGCGCTCCGTCTGTATAAGGACTTGCGTACCGATCCGCAAGGCACGATGAAACAACTGCTTGTGGATATGAAGCAGTTGGGGCATAATGTTGAAGGGATCGGGCCGAGTGTCGATACACAAGCCCTTCTCGCACTACTTGACCAGCGTCTTCCGCAGACGGCTGTAGAGGCGAAGCAACAGAATATTCAAGACGAAGTTCAAACTGAAGTTGCGAACTTCTTCAAAGATAATCCTGATGCCCGTCTACACGAGAACGTTATCGCGCTCGTGCTGGCTAATCATCCTGAAGCATCGCTCACTGATGCGTATCTAGCTGTTAAGACCCAAGCCCTTGAACAAGGCTTCGACTGGACCAAAGACTTGGCTCCGCAAGTTGAAGCACGTAAGGCGGCCGGTGGTCAACAACAACAGCCGAATATGCAACCGCAACAGCAGCAACAAAAGCCTATCATTGATGGGCGTGCGCTGAATGGCAATGCTACCCAGCATGATAGCACCAAACACATTACGCAGGCTGAAGACTTCGGAGATGCGATCCGAGCCGGTATGCGTGATGCAGGCATGAACGTTTAACACAAGAAGGTAAGACATGGCTACTCTAGCTACTGTTCTTAACTCGTCGTTGCAACGCTCGCGGAAGAAGCTGATCATGGCTTCGATCCGTTCTAACGCTCTGATGGCGTGGGCGTTTGCGAACGATCGGGTTGAGTATGAAGATGGCGGTTATCAGATCAGCAATCCGCTGACTGTTGGGCGTAACCCGAACGTCACTTCGATGGAATACTACGATCAGCTGCCGGTGAACCAGACTAACGAGTTCACTACGGTCTACTATGGCTGGTCGCGTGTTGTCGGTACGGTCATCATCTCCGATCAGGAAGAAGATGAAAACCGCGGCGAAACCATGATCTTCAAGCTGATGAAGGCTAAGCTTGACGTTCTGGAAGAAAGCATCAAAGAGAAGTTCACTGAATATCTCTACGCTGCTGGTGGTGGTGCAGACCCGCTCGGTCTTGCTGCCATTGTTCCTGATGATCCCACTGTTGGTACTCTCGGTGGCTTGAACCGTGCTACCGAAACTCAGTGGAGGACTTCGGCTTACAACTTCGCTGGCACTCTCGATGCGACTAACATCGAAGAAGCTTTCGACGACATCCTGATGGACCTGACCCTTAAGGGTGAAAAGCCTGACCTGATCCTGGCTGGGCGTAACATCTTCCGTCTGTATCGTGCGGCTGTTCGCGACAAGATCGTTATCAACGTTACTGATACTAAGAGTGGTAAGGCGATCTACGATCTCGGCTTCACGGTGGCTTCGCACGCTGGTATCTCCATCATGTACGATGAAGACTGCCCGACGAACAAGGCGTACTTCCTGAATTCGAAGTACCTGCGTCTGCACATGCTGAAAGGCGTTAACATGCGTGTTAAGCAGCTGAACGGCCCGTGGGACATGGATGCTTCCGGTTCGCGTGTCACTTGGCAAGGTCAGTGGTGCACCTGGAAGAATTACCGCACTCACGCCGTTCTGATTAACTAATCAGAGTTCAAAGAGAGGATTGAACTATGGCTCAACGTAACGTCAAAGCTCGTTATCGTGTTGTCGGTCCCCAAACTGTCAAGGTGCGTACTCGCATTTCTAAGATGGTGAAGCTGGAAGGATCGAGTGTTCCCGCCAAGGAAGATACGTTTGAAGATGTGACGAAGGAGGTCTTTATGGTCTACTTCCCACAGAAGCACTCAATTCGTGTTGATCGGAAAGAACTGATCCGCATGGGTTATCACCTGAAGCCTCGTCTAGTTGACATGGATACGGGTGAGACTATCGACTTCGGCGGCGATCCTTACGACTTCATCCAAGATGGTGACATCGTTCAACATGAAGACGATCCGAACTACAACTACACTCTCACCGAACTGATCGATGAGGATGAAGTTGACGTAGACACAGATAATCTTAAAGCTACGTCCGGAAAGGATAAATAATAATGGTTAAGCGTTCTCCTAAGTATCGGCCGCGTCGTATTAATCAATACGTCAACGCCATGGGTTACAGTGCCGCTCTGGTGCATGAAGGTCCGCATGATGTTCGTTTCGGCCCGATGGCTGTTGCGAGTGCTACGGACATCATCAACGCGCAGAGCATTGCAGGCGGTGTTACGTTCCTCTATGGCAATCCCACTGCTACTGGTCTGCTGAAAGACAACACTGATCCGTACAACTCGGCTGTCGGTGTTGAATTTCCGTATGGTCCTGGCTTTGGTCGTTGTCTCCAGCTTGTCCTGTCGGGTGCTGGTACTCCGACTGTGACGATCTACGGACGTGACTATCTCAATCAGCCGATGATTGAAGTCTTCACTGGTAACGGCACTAACGCTGTTGTCGGTGTGAAAGCCTTCAAGTACCTCGACAAGATTGTTTCCACTGCTGCTGCGGTTAACCTGTCGGTTGGTACGACGGACAAGCTCGGTCTGCCGTATCGAATGAACAACATTCTTGCTGAACACCTTGATGGTGTGCGGGTTGCCACTCTCGGTACGCTCGTTACTCCGTCGCTGGTTGATCCGCAAACGGCAACTACGACTGATCCACGTGGCTCGTATGATCCGCAGTCCACTCTTAATGGTACTGCGTTCCTCTCGGCTACGTTCCTCCCGAATGGTGATCTTAACTCTTCGGGCAATGGTGGACTTTATGGACTGGCTCACTACTACGCGTAAGAGCACTGCCTACAGTTCATGAACGGTACGGCGTCAGTTATCCTCTCTAGCTGACGCCGTATTCGTATGAGGTTAAGATGATTGATAAGACGCTCGAAGGTTTGCTTGTAGAGGTTGAGGCGTCGCTGTATCAGACTGCTGGCATCTCAACTCAAGTCTACTCTCAACAGCTGTTGGTGAATAAGATCACTGACGCTTTCATCATTCTTGCAACCGATCCAGAAAAGAACTGGAAACGGTTTCGCACTACACAGACTTATACTCTTGACGGTGTAACTGGTCGCACGACGCTGCCTGTGAAGAACACCTTTGTCAGCTTCGATACTGTGAACAAGATTTGGGTTGGATCGAGTGAGCGCTTCCTCGTTGCATTCCCTGATGATGTGAACCCCACTTCGCTGAGTGGCGCAGAACCGCTGTTCTATGTTGCGGACCAGACGGATACCTTCAGGGTGATCCCGACTACCGCAACGGGCATGATCACGGTTCAAGGATTCCTCATCCCACATTCGTTCCAACTCGATGACATCGTTCCTTTCGACTACCTCGCACTGAAGTATTTCGTGTGCTGGCAGTACATGACGGATGACGGCTCGAACCCTGGTGCAGCAGAGAAGTTTCAACAACTGTTCAACAACCGTCTGCAACAGATCAGTGCAAGCCAAGATAAGGCTCCGATCGCGCTAGACGGTCACGGCATGAATGATTATCCGCGCACGTGGTATGTGCAATGAAACTGCAACCACTGAAGAGTGCTAAGCAGGAATTGAAGGCCGCGACCATCAGGGATTTCTCTGGTGGTTACAACGTGCTGGATGATGACCTGAACTTGAGTACTAAGTACGCACGCAAGCTGTTCAATGTAGCAATCCTGTCAGATGGAACTCCTACTGTTCGACAGGGCACGCGTCTGTTTGTCGACTGCAATCCGTTCTTCTCTTCTTCTAACACGAAGATTGTTAATGTCGAATACTTCTCCAATGCAGTCATCGTCGTTGGGTCCAATGGTGACGTACTTCGTGTGTATGGAGATGGAACCGTTGCACGAATCTGGGATGCTACAATCGCTGCTGCTCTTCCTGGTGCACCTGCCGGATGGTCAGCAACTACCTTCGCCAGCTTTGCACAATTCAACAACGATCTAATCATTTGTAATGGGGTAGATAAGCCTCTAATCGTCAATGCAGGATTGTCAGTTGATTATCTCCAGGATTTGGCAACGAATACCAACATCAACACGCCTGTTGCTCGTTACGTCGTTGCGTGTGACCGCTATCTGGTTATGGCTGGCGATCCTGTTAATCCTTATCGCATTCATATATCAGCCCGTGACGCAAGCGGTACTTGGTTCGGTGATCCAGACCCCAATGATGCAACGTATGTTGATGTTGGCTCCATTCTGAGTGGGGCTTCCTTCATTCGTGGCATCAACGCTTTCCGTGGACAACTGGTTGTTGGGTTTGTGGAAGGCACGATTGTTGCTTCACTCGGAACTTATGTTGAGGATGCACACACTCCGCAATTCGAAGACCCCGTTGAACAGTACGGAGCCGTATCCCATAGAAGCATGATCAGTTACGGTGACGACATGCTTATGCAAGACATGGTCGGCGTTCCGTCTCTGAAACGAACGGTGTTCACTGGTACGCTTCGACCTGAACGCGTCAGTGATTACATCGACAGTGACATACGGACGATGATCGGTCAACTCGGTTTCAGTACGATTGAGGATCGCTGCTTCGCTGTGTACAATCAGGATGAAGGACAATTCATGTTCTTTATTCCTAATAGTGATGATCTAGCGACTACGACCGAGACTAGAGCGTTCAACTACGTGTACAAGCCTTCGCTGAACATTGCAACGTGGGCTCGATACGATGGATGGAACTTCACGTGTGGTTGCCGCACTGCTCAGGGTCGTCTCGTCTTCGGTGATGTCGGTGGCAAATTGTGGCTGTATGGCTTCAAAGATGATCCGATTTATGCAGATTTCTTGAACGATTCTTCGATTGAAGATGGCACTGGTCGTGCGATTACCTTCGATTGGGAACTGCCTTGGTCTGACATCAACAAGCGTATGAGGACCAAGAACAGCAAGTACATCGCTTTCGATACGAGTGGTACTGCTGCCTTCAGTGTCTCTATGTATGTTGATCGTTTCGTTCTGAATGAAGAACTGGCTGATGCGCCTCTTCTGACTATGGAAATGGTTGGCGGTGATGCAGGCGGTTTCGGTTCTGGGTATTCTCCTTACGGCGGTGGACGAAACACGGCACACGAAAAGCTGTGGGCTTGGCCCGCTAAATTCATGTTGATGAAACTGCGGATGCGTGGTGCTGTGAAACTGCCACTCAAGTTCGCTTCCATCTCCATTCTATATCAAGATGGTGGATACTTCCGATGAGCGCTTATGGATACACTGCTGGCTACGGCTTCACTCTGATCAACTATCAGACGCAGGCTTGGCAAACTGAGGAATACCAGAACTGGAGGCTGCTCGACGGTCTGCTCAGCAACATGTCTACGTCTCCTGTTCCGTTCGCTGTGTCGACTGGATCGGGAGGGAACTATGTCGTGTCGTATACTCCTGCACTGACTTCCTACACTTCAGGTCAAATCATCTCCTTCGCTGCTAACCATGTCAACGCAGGTGCTGTCACGGTCAATGTGAACGGCCTCGGTGCTAAGGCTATGATCCGTGATGGTGAAGCGCTGTCTGGAGGTGAGTTCTCTGTCAGTGACTTCGTTCGCGCTATCTACGACGGTACGCAATTCCTGATCCTCAATCCTACGGCTGATACGGACTTCACTATCGCTGATGGATCAGTGACGCCTGCTAAGATGTCGACTGGTCATCCGAATTGGGATGTGTCAGGTAACTCCACTGTCGGCGGTACGTTCACGGCTGATGGAGCAATTAAGACTGGTGCTGGGGCTGCTGCGGCACTTGTGATCAGTCATAACGATACTGCTCTCACTTCAGGTAAAGTCTTCTACTCCACGTCGGACCCTACTGGTGGTTCGAACGGTGACATGTGGTTTAAATACACGGCATGAGCATCCACCTCAAGATCGGCGCTAGCTGGAAAGTCGTATCGGCTCCCCGTGTGAAGATCGGTGGGGCATGGAAAACTGTAACCTATGTGGGGGTTAAGGTCGGTGGAGTGTGGAAGACTGCTTATGGGTCTATCACCCCACCTCCACCTGCGTTGAATGTTACGATGCAGAACGGAACGGTGTCTGGTTCTCGTTCTAACGCAGGTTCTGTTACTTCGTCTGCGGCTGTAGCTCTGCCTACTGGTGGAACTGCTCCGTATTCGTATGCCTGGACGAAAGTTAGTGGAGACACTCTTACTGTAACGTCACCGACTGCTGCATCGACTACCTTCAGCACTTCACTGACGAATGGTCAATCTAAATCAGGTGTGTATCGATGCACTGTAACTGATAGTGCAACGCCGACGCCTGCGACTGCTTCAGCAGATGTCACGGTAAACATGGTGTCGACTTTCGTTCCGCCTGTTCCTCCTCCGACTAATCCTCCTCTGAGTGCTAACGTCTCTCCCGGTACAGTATCCGGTTCACGCTCGGGTGCTGGGGTTTGTACTACTGGCTCTGCATCTGTAAGTGCTAGCGGTGGAAGTGGCTCGTATAGCTATTCCTGGTCTGGTGGTGGTGCAACC